GGCGGAACAGAGATCACCAGCGCACAGATCAACCTATCCGGCGTGGTGACATTTTCGGATTTGAGTACCTGGAACCAGGATAAGACCATTATCAACGGCGGCAACATCACGACTGGACAGATACACAATCTCAACTACACCACCGTGTACGACCTGGACAACGCCTGGATTCGCATGGGCACCGAGGCCGGTGAGCGTGTATTTTTGGATAACCGCCATATTGCGTGGTACGCAACCATCAACACCGGCAGCATTGGCCTGACCGGCGTGCTGTACTCGGAAGCCGGGCGGTCCTATTTTGGCGCAAGCAGCAAGTACATGAGCTATGGCTGGGTTGACGGTCTGAACCCGACCTCTTACGTTGGGATGCAGATCACCTACAACCGCAGCGATGACAGCGATGCCGATTTTAACACAACGCGCGTCGGTGTGAGCGGCAAGCTGAATGTACACAATCTGGACGTTTGGGGCGAGAAATCCCGCGTGGTAGCTACCAGCTTCGGCGCGGTCAAAATGGCCGCATTTGAGACGCCTGTGCCCACCTTTGCCGATTGGGGAAGGGGCCAGTGCGGCCCCGAAGGCTGGTGCCTGATTGCCCTTGACCCGCGCTATGCGGAGACCATCGCCCAGCACGGGCAGCCCGCCTGGCTGCTGACGGATTGCGATGGAACCGGCCACCTGTGGGCCGAAAACTGCGGCCAGTATGCCATTATACACGGCGCACCGGGGCAGCAGTTTGTGTGGCTCTGCATGGCCGCCCAGCGCGGCTATGAGGGCAGCTATGCCGACCGCAGTGACAGCAGCTACCCTGCCGGTGATCCGGCAGGCATTGATCTGGCCGCCAGCACCGCCGCCCGTGCGCAGGAGGCCAGCACCACCGCCGCAACCGAATTGTTGGAAATAGATACCGGAGCGGACGAAACCGCAGACATTCTTTTGGATGAATCGGAGAGATTAACATGAAGAAATTATCCGGCGTGGCGGTCGTAACGACCGCCGAAGGCGAACGCGTGAGCTACACCTACATGGAACTGGACGACAGCGGCAACATCACCAGCCAGAACAACAGGGGGTCTTTTGTGGCCCTTAACGAAGAGGTTCTGGCGGCCATTGCTACGCTGAAAAATGCCGTGAACGCGCGGCTGTAAGGAGGAAATGACCATGACCGATACCAAACGCATTAAAGAGTGTAAACGCAAGATTATTGCCGCGATCATCGAAGCGAAAATCCCCTATGCGGTATCTGAGCTGGTTCTGGAAAACGTGCTTGCCGTCGTGCGAGAGAACATGGCGGCCGAAGAAGCAGCGGAGGCAAACATCGAACCTCCGAAAACAGAGGAAGAAAAACCGCCGTACTAGGAGAAAAACGAATGAAACAGGGAACGCAATTTGTGCTGCCCGTGGAAATCGGGATAGATCTGGATGATGTGAGCCGGATAGAATTTGTATTCAAGCAAAAAAACTACAGTGGTTTCCCGGCCATCAAATCCAACGTCTGGCCGGATGACTGCACCCGGCAGGAAGGACAGAACATCATCCTTATCCCCTGGACGCGGGCGGAGACATACAAATTCATGGGCGGCGAGACGCTGTACATGGACACCCGCATCACGTTGCGGGACAGCACTGACCAGCCGCAGACGGAGATTCTGGCGCTCAAAATGAGCCCGACCTTATTCCAGGAGGTTGATGGCGCATGATCCAGGTGCGAGTAGCCCAACAGAGCGCCGTATCGGTGCGCATTGCCGGGGCGGCATCCGTGCGGGTGGACGTGACCGGCACCGCAGTGGTGGGTGCGCCGGAGTACAGCGGGCCATATGACATCACGCCGTTGTTCTCGGCGCAGGTTTTGCCCACCGCAAAGCGGCTGATGCGGCAGGACGTAACCGTAAAAAAGATACCACAGTACGAAGTATCCAATGATTACGGCGGCTATACACTGATTATAGGAGATGAATACTACAATGCCCAATAAATACGTGAATAAGGTGGTTATCGGCAAGGAAACGAAGCTGGACCTTACCGCAGACACCGTAACCCCGGACAAGCTTGCAAAAGGTATTACCGCACATGACAAAACCGGTGCCCCCATTACCGGCACCAGCACCAAAGACGCGGATACCGGCGATGCCACCGCAGCCGTGGCGGAGGTTTTGAACGGGAAAACGTTCTACGCGCGTGGTGCCAAAATGACCGGCACAATGCCGAACAATGGCGAGGTACACGGCGAGATTGCCACCGTTGCTGGGAAGTATACAATTCCCATGGGCTTCCACGACGGCGCTGGCGGAGTGACTATCGCGGCGACCGAACAAGCCAAGCTGGTGCCTGCCAACATCCGTGAGGGTGTTACCGTATTGGGCGTTAAGGGCGCGATGTCCTCATCTGAGGGCATGAAGCCGCAGGCCAAAACTGTTACGCCGACCTTTGAGCAGCAGGTTGTGCTGCCCGACAAAGCGTATAACTGCCTGTCTCAAGTTACTGTGCAGGCGATCCCGGCCACATACGTTGATAATGCGGCTGGCGGCCAGACGTTGACGATCGGAGGCTGAGCATGGCCGTAAACAAGGTTGTTATCAATGATAAGACCGCCCTTGATCTGACCGGCGACACCGTGACACCCAGCGATCTGGTGGAGGGTGTAACTGCGCACGATGCCACCGGCATGCAGATCACTGGCACTCGCCCCGCCACAAGCGGCACGGATACCAGCGATGCAACGGCGACAGCTAGAGATATTGCTAGGGACAAAACGGCGTATGTGCAGGGGGCCAAAATCACGGGCGATCTGTACGAATACGTTGAAGGGAAAACAAAAATCTACTTTACTTGGGACGCTGAAAATGTCACGTTTGAACATGACGACGATAGGGATTTAATCAACATAAAAATCCCTTGGTTTGGCAACGACGAGATCATGCGGATCGGTAGCTATGTAAAGCTTGGAGCCGATGCTACTCTTTTTGGCGACGCTACCGCTGCGGACGTGATTTCCGGCAAAACCATGACATCTACGGCAGGGCTGAAAGTTGTCGGTACCAACACCAATGATGCCGATACCAGCGATGCCGATGCAACTGCAGCTGACATCGCCAAAGGCAAAACTGCCTACGTGCAGGGCAAAAAAGTTACGGGCAAGCTGACAGAATACCTTGCAGGGGAAACACTAAGCTACTATACCTCCGGCGATGAAGAGATCACGATTAAGCGTGACAGCGACAGCGATAACATCAGCATAAAAATCCATTGTTTTGACGATGACAAGATTATGCGGCACAATAGTTACATAAAGCTTGGAGCCGATGCTATTCTTTTTGGCGACGCTACTGCTGCGGATGTTGCAAAAGGCAAAACATTTACAAGTGCAGCGGGGGTAAACGTTACCGGTACTGCGGAGCCTGCCGAGAGCAATAACAACGTTGAGGCATACGCCGTCACGGACACCAGCCCCAGCGTGAGTTTTAGGCGCACTGACGGGACAATCAAGATCTGGGGCTACGGCACCATGACCAGTTCCGGCGGCTGGGGCCAGCAGACTACGAGCCTGATCGCGTTTGCGGGCGACAAGTACTACAAGAGCGCCGTATACGGCAGCCCAAGCAGCACCAGTCTGAGCCTAAGCATCAGCAACGGAAAGCTCTCCGGCCTGCCGAGTGGACTGACGGCGATCAACGCTGTCGTTACGAGAGGTATATGATATGAGGTTATCCAACGAAGACGTCCTGTTCCGCTGGCCCCTGGCCCAGCACATTATCACTGCGGGCTGGCTCTACAATGATGGCAGCCTGCACCGGGCGCTGGATTTCCGCGCGGCGGTGGGTACCCCCGTGTACGCTGCAGAGGGTGGCACGGTGGAGACGGCCTACCGCTGGAACGGCAAGCGCACCCAGGGAGATACCAACAGTTACGGCAACATGGTCAAGCTGCGCCACGCTACATACAAGTACGGCACGTTGGAAACGCTGTACGCCCACCTGAGCAAGCTTTGCGTGGCGCAGGGACAGCAGGTGCAGGAGGGTCAGCTGATCGGCTACAGCGGCGATACCGGCAACTGCTATGGGGCACACCTGCATTTTGAAGTGCGCTGGAAAGGCCAGCGCACCAACCCGCTGAACTGGCTGGACAACGATTTCCGCACGGCCAACAGTGCGGTAAAATTGGGCAGCTACAGCAGCGTAAAAAACAACACAAAGGAAGTGAAGCGTATGTATTACGCAATTGATGTGTCTAAACACCAGGGCAGATTTGATTGGCAAGCCGCCTATAACAAGGGCATCCGCCATGCTATGCTGCGCGCCGGGTATGGCCGTTACAGCAGCCAGAAAGACCCGCAGTTTGAACGCAACGCAGCGGAATGTGCCCGCCTGGGCATCCAGTATGGCGTGTACTGGTACAGCTATGCCAGCACCCCGGCGGAGGCACGCCAGGAGGCCCGCTGCTGCCTGGCCGCGATTAAGGGCAAGCACCTGTGCCTGCCGGTGGCGTATGATATCGAGTACGAGCCGTGCATCCTGCGCCTGACCAACGCGCAGCGCACGGCACTTGTACAGGCCTTTTTGTCGGAGATTGAGGCCGCAGGGTATTACGGCATCCTGTATGCCAGCTGCGATTTTATCCGCCACCGCCTGGACTACAAGGCGCTGTCCAAATATGATGTCTGGGTTGCCCAGTACAGCAGCACATGCACCTGCCCCCTGCCGTATGGCATCTGGCAGTATTCTAGCCGCAACGCGCTGGGCATCCCCGGCTACGGCACCAGCCTGGACTGCAACCGGGTATACAAGGACTATGAGCGGCTGATGATCCAGGCCGGCTTGCAGGGCCACACCGCGCCCACCCCGGAGGACACACCCCCAAACAAGCTGGACAAGCAGCAGATTACCATTGGCCGTATCTCCAGCGGCGACCGCAGCACCATCCGCGCCCTGTGCGAGGGGCTGGGGCTGATCGCGGCGGGCCTGTACCGCGAAACCTGCGCGGATGGCAACCTGTGGACGCTGGACATCGGCCCGGTATCCAGCGGCGATGCGTGGTACATTATGCGCAAGTGCGCAGATCTGCAGCTGATTGGCGCAGGGCTGTACAAGAGCGAGTATGTGGAGGGGTGATTTGGTGGATGCTATTGTTGTTGCGCTGATTACTGGCGGGTTGAGCCTTATCGGCGTTATTATTACCAATCTTGCCGGGCAGCGGCGCACAGAGCAGAGGATGGCCACCGCGCAAGCCGTGACCGATACAAAAATTGAAGAGCTGACCCGTGAAGTCCGTGCCCACAATAATTTTGCCCAACGTGTACCGGTGCTGGAAGAACAAATCAAGGTTGCAAACCACCGCATCACCGATCTCGAGAACAAAACCGCTTGAACACGAATACATAGGAGGAAAAACTCATGGATTTTGCATCTTTTGGTATGGCAGGGGTGGCGGCGATTACGGTTATCTGCTACCTGGCGGCAACAGCGGTCAAACAAACGCCGCTTGCTAACAAATGGCTGCCGTCCATCTGCGGCGCCCTTGGCGGCCTGCTGGGCCTGGCTGCCATGTACATCAACGTGCCGGACTTCCCGGCCGCTGATCCCCTGACCGCCCTGGCCGTGGGCATTGTTTCCGGCCTTGCGGCTACCGGTGCGGATCAGGTTATTAAGCAGATCGGCAATGACAACTGACTGGCAAGTTACCAGCAAGTTAAATAATCTATAAAATAAGCGGCGGGCCGTCTCCTTTTTCAGGGATTGTCCGCCGCTTATTTTTTATGCTCTTGTAGTCAAAATGTAGTCAGCCTAACATATAACAAAAAACGCGGCGAATGTTTTACACATACTACCGCGCTTTTTCTGGTGCACCATCGGGGACTCGAACCCAGGACCCACTGATTAAGAGAGCAAGCCGCCGGTTCGTCTCAATTTATGGAAGTTTCGAGTCATCGTCATTTTTAATCAAAGCAACGTGATTTTTCACTCGGTAATTTCTGCACCCTTTGTCGGATTTTGCATCAAAAAGCACCCTCTGCACGTTTTGAAGCCGTGCAAAATCCGTGCAGAAACCGTGCACCTACTCCCGGACAAACAAAATCGACCTATCCCCCATCGACTTGACGGCATTGGTTTGAGTGGCCGCACACCAAAAATCAAGTCTAGGAGG